CTTCAATAAACATTTGCTTTCCACCAGCATCAGTCTTACGGAAACAAGTACCGACATACTCTTCCGATGCAACCGTGTTAGTACCCTCATACACTCTGAGATAAAAACTATCGCCTGATAAATCAGCAGTGTTAGGAAAGAACTCAATCCAAAGATTGTTATTCCATTCGCCTTCATCACGACCGTACACTAACATAATATCTTGTGCTGTTAATGTAACATCTGTGGGTTTATCGAATCCAGCAGACGGGTGACGAGTAGCAGAGTAATTGTTATCTGTGAAAACAACTACACCACCATACTTAGCGTTACGTGCTACGCGCAAGAAGTACAAACGGTTAGCTTCTGAAAGAAAACCTTCTGCACAATAATGAGCGACACCGAAACGCGGGTCTTTCTTTCCGAATACGTTACGGAAATCTTCATTGTCAGTTACTAGTGTTGGTACACCAATAGGACCTTTCTTAGACGCACCGACCAGAGCACCAATAGAAGTAGCTTCGGCAGTAATACGTTGAGAACGGTCATTGATTTGGGTGTACACACCTGCTGACGTACTATTAGTAGCAAGCATTTATTTACTCCTATTTAACTCTAAGTCAATAGTGTTAAATTACAAATCAAGCGTAGGAAATCTTGATGGTTTGTTCTATGTCAGTACGAATAGTCAATCGACCGTTGTACGAACCCGGAAAGCAGAACATTCGTTTCACATTAAACGTGATAGAATTCATCAAAGAGGAATCGCCGAAGTCTACTTTAAATGCGTGTGGAGCTTCAATTAAACAGAAGTGCTTTTGTTCGTACTCTGGTATTAAATGAAACTGCGTGGGAGTTACCAAGACAGACTGCGATATAAAGGCATCGCTATGTGGAACTAATGCACTAGTACTTTGATTAGCTAGAACAGCCCGTGAATAGTGGGTTGCTTTAGTTACAGCAAAGTCAAACACAAACGTAGAACCAACGCCCTTAGTCTTAGTCAGTCGAGAGTTAATCTTCATCGGTATGTTGGTCGTCATCATCCAACTCCATTCTGTAGGTTATCTCACCTTCGTTGTTAAGTTTAGCAACATCTTTGTGAGTACCTATCTTACCATCTACACGAAAAGGAAGTTCTACACTAAATGTGCCTGGACTGTTTTCATCTTCAAGGACAGCTTCTGGAAAAGTAGCAGACAGACTTTCAGTATAGATTCTTGTAACGAAAGGAATCCCTTTCCCTATAGGTAAATTAACTTTTACGTTAAGAGATTCAGTACCTACCATAATTAGATAGCGTTCAATCAACGACAAAGCATCTTGAATATTGTTAGTCGAATACTTCAACTGACAATCCAATGTAGCTTTAAAGAAGTAACCCATAGAGTAGGACGTATTAGAAGTTCCACCAGCATAAGCAGAACCGTGTCTACGCAATAACTTTACGTTACCATACTCTTTAGTCATTTCAATCGATGAAACTTTCCAATACTGATAAGGGTACTTTGTGCCGTCGATATTTCTATCGTTACGAACAGCGCCTTTATAGTCGTCATCAGTTACTAAAGGAAATACATCAAATTTAAAACGATTTGTGAATGCCGTCTTTACCGCCTGCATAGTTGCATACAGTGGGGCATTTGTTTGCTTAGCTGAGCCAAGTAAATCATTGTATCTAGACATTAGCGACCTTGAAACAAAAAAGCCCCATGCAAAAGCCAGAAGTTCCGACAATTGACACAGGGCTTTATTTTATTTTCGTGTTTTGAAACTAACACGTAATGGAGACTTGATAGCCGAAGAAGCCGTAACTTCTATTTCTTCATCTTCATCAAATGATTGAGAGCGATAATCATCAAAACTTTCTACATCATCACGCATACTTTTACGACGGTTAGCAACGTTCATAGAAGAGAGTGCCTCTTCAATAGAGTTGCTAATGGAATCAAGAGTAGTATCAGTGTTAGCCAAGCTTTCAGCAAGAACAGGTCCTGTATAACTGCCTTCCACTAATGAGTCAATAAACGCATTAGAGTCGCTCGATGCCATTGCTAACGTAAATAGCTTTGCAAAATTGGAGAAGTCTTTTTGATTGAACGCAATACAAGATAAAGCAACCAAGTCTTTCGCACTATTATCTTTCATGCCCTATCTCCGTAGAAAAGGTGGTGGAAGCGTTAACTACCACCGAGTTAAACTAAAAGCTTATACTCGTTGACCTTTTGCTACAGAGCGAACGTTTGCAAGAACGAACGAGAACGTTTCAGCAATTAACCAACCTTTGTCAGTTGCGCCTTGGTTCGCACCATCAGTAGGAGTAGAACGTACACCGCGAGTAGTGTAAACGCCGTGGTTTTCAGGAGAAGATACAACGTAGATTTCGCCTTTATCAAGAACGCGTTGGTTCTGAGCGCGGAAACCGTCAGTCATAAGTTCTAGTCCAACTAGTGTACCGATTTTACCGTTAACAACTAGGTCGAACTTGCTTACTGGATCAAGGAATGAGCTGAACTCAGGGTTACCGATAATGTCTTTCCAGAAGTCATTAGAGATAATCGCTTTGTTAGCAGACAAGTTCCAGTCAGTAACCTGTTCTTGCATTGACGCAAGCATCTTAGGTGTAAGTTCACCAGAGATATAAGTAAGATCGTTTGCACGACCTACAGTGCGGTCAGCAGCGCGTTTCCAGATACGGTCTTCGCCAGTCATGATAGCTTCCATTGCTTGATCGCGGATATCGCGAAGCAGGTCGCCAGATGATTGGTCAAGTTCCATTTGAGATACGCGAACGTTTGACTTAACTTCGTATTCAGATGGACGGAACTGACGATCACGAATCAGTTGATAACCCATTTGAGTTGGTGAAGTTGAGATAACCGCTTGCACTTCGTGGCGTGGCATATAAACGTTAGGGAATTCACCTTGACGTAGAGTTTTACCAACCGCTAAGTTACGCATAAAGCCAGCGCGTGAAGCTTGCTCAGAAATTTCGTCAGCTACAGCAGCACCTAGTGCAGCCCAGTCTTCAAGAGACGCGTTAGCTTGTGCAACTAGCTCCGCTTCTTGACGAGAGATTTCTTCTGATGGAACATGTTCTTGCTTGATTTCGCCAGAAGCCGACATGCTCATGATCGTACTAATAGCTTCTAGTAGCTCGCCTTTATCGTGCGCGTTAATTTCGCCGTTAGAAGAAAGAGCAGATAAGCCGGAACCCGGCAGTTTCAAAGCTTCGATAGGATCGCCGTTCGCCAGTACATGACGGAAGTTACGTGCGTTAGATTTGTTCATGGTTTAATTACTCCAGATTCGTTTCACAATTACTGCAAAGATTAAATAACTGATTCCAGTACTAGGAAAGCAGAAGAACTGGTTGGTGCTTCTGACACAACCCAGTTGGTTAATACGGTTCCGTCACCGCCAACAGTAAGATTACCATCAGCGCCAAGGCTTGGATGTACTGCGCTAGCCCAATCAACAGTTACGTCGAAGTTTGAGATAGTAAGCTTAGTTGCAGTAATAACGCGACCAACGATACCCATTTCAGCAGAAGGGTTACCACCGATAGGACCTTCACCATGAATAAGACGAGATTCAGCAACAGTAGGCTCGTAAGTAGATTGTACTTTAACTGCTTTGCCTTTGTCAGCATCGTTGAAGTAAAGAGTATCACCGTCAACAGCAACTTCACCGGCATTAGCAGGAGCAGAAGAACCAACAGACACTTTAGAAGAGTCAACAGCAGTACCGTCTAGGAAGATAGCGAAGTTGCTTTGATCAAGTTTTTGACCAGCAACAAATTTACCTTGGTCAGACACTGTGCCTTCAGTGATGAAAGGAAGCATACCAGGTGGCATTGCGCGGCTGATTGAGAAACCAGCGAAAACTTCTGAGTCATCAGCACCAGTAGAAAGACCAAGCTTAGTCTTACCGTCGTGCTTTTTGAATACAAGAGCCATACCTTCATCAGTGATAGGCTCGCCTGGAACGTAGTCACCTTCGGAAGTTTTTACGAACAAAGTATTTGCGTAATTAATCATTTGGAAATTCTCCGATTACAGATTTGATATCTTAGCGTGGCAGATTTTTCAGCAGGCCAGCCGCGCGATTTTTGAAATCACCTGAAGCTACGCTAGACTGTGAAGTCATTGCACTAGATTCAGATTGTGGTTTACTCGCTACAGTGCGTGGCTGCAAGCGATTTTCGAAAGTGCTTGAAGTAGAAGCAGTGCCGTCTTTACGTGCGTAAGAAGCAGAAGCTACCATACGAGAAATTTCGTTTTGGGTTTCCGCAGGCTTCTTAACAAGTTCAACAGCTTGTTCTACTAGCATACTATTAAGGGTATCAGCGTTAGCTTCAAACACGTTGTCAACTAATTGACGAGCGTTTTCAACACCAGATGCCTTAAGAGTGTTTGCTAAGCTATCAATGATTGGGTTTGATTTACCATTGAATACACCACGGTTAATACCCATCATAGCTGTAGCCAGAGCAGCAGTGAAACGTTCAACTACAGTAGCGTCACGTTCTTC